CTTTAAATGTAGTTGGTAAACCTGGGGCACACAACACGCCACTGCCATAACTTACGAAGGCACGTGGCATTTTACCACCATTTTTAGCAATCTCGTCCTTGACGTTAACCGACGCTAAATTCACTAAACAACCTGCACCATTAATAATGGTACCAGAAACCATTCGTTGACGCAATAATTTTTTGGGGTGTGGTTCATCTGCAAACTGCTGTCGCCACAATAGTGGTATATGCAGATGTTGAAACCAAGTGTAGGCTTGCGTAGTGTAATTATTTAAAATGTTGTGTGTAGCATCAAAAACGCATTCTGATATTGTAGGTGAAATTTGTTGTATAAAATAATCAGAAACTGTTAGAATATATTTGTATCTCTCAGCCATAGCTTCTGCTTTACAAACTATTTCTTTATCTACTTTGCGTATTGACGACCCATCCCATTGGGTTTCCATATCATCGAAGTCTAATAATGGCTCTTCAATGTATGGATAATTTGAAACAGCATATTTGGTGTCACTGTCTCTAACCATGTCTGTACCTGCGAATTTAACTTTTAATTGTTTAAATAAATGTGAAAATTCACGATAATGATTGCGAAATGCTGTACACAAATTCGCTTGGTTAAATTGATAAACTTCTTCTTCGTCCCTAGCTTTGATTATTCGTGATAATGCACCATACATATTATTTGCACTATTTGAATACCTGACTGTAGAAGTTAAAACAGCCCACTGCTGTGTTGACCGACCAGGTGAAAATCGATCTTCTTTATTAACTGGTTCTGTTAATGGATATGGCTTGACATTAAACCAAAACTCCTCCCTAACTAATATTGGAGTGGTGTATAGCACACTTTCATATGCTATATTGGGTTTAATTTGATATGGTTTCTCTAGCATCGCTAACGGTACGTCTTCAGTATTCACTGAATTAACAACGCCAGTTCTAATTTTACTGTTAACATATTTAGCAATGACTTGTGGAAGGTACATATTGTTTGCTGTATTGGTTACCGAATATGAATGTAACACCTTCAATTTGTACATAACCTCTGTAAAATCACAAACTTGTGAAAACCAATCCTTAACCGACTCCGGTAAGGCCGGTTCACATTGTGATTTAGTAAGTGCAACTAAATTCTTAACAGCTAACGTGTACGATGACTCAATTGGTCCAGCAGCACGCGATGCTCTGAACTCTTGCCACAACTTGCTTGCTAAGGGTAAATAAACCAAACCCTCTCTAAAATCTGTATGCCTACTTTCAATCTTAAATGCAGTTGAACGCTGAAGAACAAATGGCATTGCAGCTATCAATGTTTTACCTTTCTTCTTCGATGAGTCAACCGTATAAAAACCATAATTCTCTACTGTTACATGCTCCACCTGAAATCCAGCTTCGACTCTGATAGTGTCGACTGATGGAACAAAATTACGTAAAGTACCTTTTGAACTAAAATCAGGATAAAGTGAGTAGCTACAATTGTTAATAATAACATCATAAGGTACCGTAATATATTCAACGGGATCTTTTTCAACTACTATTTTCTCTTGTGGCTGCTCTATTTGCACGGGTAAATTAATAGGTTTTTGTTTTTTATCTTTAACTCTCTTCCCAGCCATATTTTTGGGCAAATTAACTGGTTTCTGATAAACTGAATTGGCAGCCTCGCGTCGAGCTCTACTCAAATTCTGCAGATCAATATTATCCATATCGTCTGTACCAGTCACCTCACCTTGTGCCCCATTTAAGGAAGTTTTAACAAATGGATCTACATGACATGACTCCACACTAAAACTCCTTGCTGACTCTCCTTTACATGTCAGTCTTTGTATACTCCCACCCCCTTCTTTCTGCAACTCGACTGGTTTTCCAAACTTAACAACCCAGTCATCTACCACCGTCATTCCAACTAACTTGGTGGTGTTGCCAGTAGCATCACTTGCTACTCTCTCTGACCCCTTCTCAATACTATCTCTACCTACACTATTACAACTCATTGATTATATATTCAAACAAAAATAATCAATGTGCTGCAAGAGTGAGGTTTATTTAATAAAAAATAAACTACTTCAACTCTTGTTGGATTAAGCTCAACCCCTCTAACGTCCCATACCGCTGCG